AAATGCTTGCCACCCATGTCATATGGAACAAACTGCACAGCTACATTAACTGTGCTACCTGTAGTCAACAAAAATTCATCTGGTAAAGAGTTACCTTTCGCGTCAACCTGTAAAGGTTTCTTAGTAACTTCATTTTTATACGCACCTTTAAGAGTTGCCTTGTGGGTAAACATGCCATCATCGTCTTTGACAAACTTACGCTCCAACTTGTCCGCCCACTTCTCTTTCTTGTTGGCTTGGTAGCATTCTGCCATAGCAGTGAATAAGCCCTTTGCAGTAGCGTTATCCATACGAAACTGTATAGAATATTCTGCGTTTTGAGCGTTAGGCTCACAAGTAACAGACCGACCTTCATTACTATCAAAGTGGTATGTTCTGTTTATTTTAGGCCATAGAGCCTCTACGTTTTTTATAATATATTGTTCCAACTTTATCTCTCCTTCTTTTTATATTATAGGTCTTCGTCTAAGTCTTCTAGTAGGTCTTCACCTACTGTTTCTGCACTACGTTTACTAGATACTTTGGTCAATGCCGTGGTAACGTCGCCAACACGAAACCTGTAAGTTTTACCTATCTTTACGTAGGTATCTTCTGGTATGTGTTTTTGTCTCACCCAAGCACGGACAGTCGATACGGACACACTAAAATGTTTAGCTATATCGTCTATTGATACAAAAGGTTCGTTCATTTTTTCCTCACAGAAATTGTTGTTTCTTCTTCAATCTCTAAACCCTCTGGCTTAAGTTCAGGATTTTCTTCTAAGAACTCTCTCATGTTCGCCTGATTGATACGTTTGTCTAGTAACTGCGGTGCGTTCTCTTCCACAATAAGTTTGTGTATCGCATCCCATTCACTAACCCAGTATTTCTTTTTAGTCGAACGAAAAAATAAGCCCTCAGAAGTTCTTACGCTTTCTACATTGTGCGCTTCACAATGATCTAGCATTGCCTGTTTAAGTCTATCTATTTTTCGTATAAGTTCCCCGTCTTGTTCTTTGAACTTAGCCGATAACATAGATCGTTCTGCTCTTATGCGTAAATACGCTTTTGCCAGTCTGTCAGGTGTAACTTTACCACCCATATCTCTCTCCTTTTATTATTATGTAGTTACATATAATATTAAAAAGTATCTTAGTCAAGTACTTCTTTGTAAAGTTCTACAAACTTTGCGTGTACGTTTATTTTTCTATCTAGTAATCTGTAGACGTGTTTTTCTGCGTCAGAGCCTTGCAGTTGTACCACAGTGCATTTATGTTGTTGTCCTGACCTATGCACACGTGCGTTCGCTTGGTCGTAGGTTTCCAACGAACTTGTAGGTCCCCACCACACAACTGTGTTAGCTCGTGTTAACGTAACACCATGTGCTGCTGCTTGTGGTTGTATCACCAATACTTGTGGGTCAACATCTTCTTGAAACTTCTTAAATATGTTAGTCCTTCTATGCGCAGGGACATCTCCTCTTATAACTTCTGTTGTTATACCTTCGGAACGTAACTTATCTGTAAGTATGTCTATCGCGTGTCTAAATGGTACAAACACAAGAACTTTTTGGCTTGCCTCGTCTATCACCTCACGTAACACTTGGTATCGGTTCTTAATATCAAACTCTAATACATCTCCTTCGTCTGTATATATAGCCCCTGCTGATATTTGTAATAACTTGTTAAGGGTCACAGCTGCATTTATGGCGGTTATCTCTTCTCCTGTAATCTGTAACACTAGCTTTGTTTTAAGTTCTTTATAATATTTCTTTTGTTGTGCCGTTAGTTCTACTTGTCTCTTTGTGTACACCATAGGTGGTAGATCTAAGCATTCATCTTTGGTAAAACGTATGGCAGGTTGCAAAGCTCTGAATACTATATCCGTAGCATTGGGGCGTATTTTCCATGTAAACTGAGATACTTTTATCATCACCATGTCTTTAAAAGCACCAAAAAATCTAGGGACTTGGTTAGGACTAACAAGCTTTGCCAACCCGTATGCGTCTGTAGGGTTCTGAGCCGCGGGTGTACCTGTCATCATCCACAGCCACGTGTTATCGTGTACTAACTGACGTAGTAGTTTCCAGCGCCTTGTCTGAGCATTCTTATAATGCGTTGCTTCGTCTACAATTATAAGGTCAAAGCCACCTTTCTTTAGTTCGTCCAGTACAATACCGATACCATCGTAGTTTATTACTACATAGTCTGAGCCTTCTTGTATTATCTTCTTACGTTTATCTGCTGACCCGTGTGCTACAGATACAGTTCTGTGTGTGGCAAATGTAAACAAGTCATCACGCCATGCGCTATCCATAATCGAAAGCGGGCATACTACAAGCACCCTGTTTACCACACCTTGTTTCATAAGAAAGTCGGATGCCCATATAGCACTTGCTGTCTTTCCTGTACCTTGTTCGTTGAAACAAAATCCTTTTTGGTGTATGGTAAGGAATGATGAAGTCGCTACTTGGTGTTCAAACGGTTTATATTTTCCTGTCCATTTGTATTTTGCTTCTATGGGGGAAGGTGATTTTATACCTAGCTGATTCAGGCTCTGTGCTTCTGCAAGTCCCCAATTAACTAATACTTCATTACTACCTATCTTACGGCTCTTAGGTATTACTTCCGTAACTTTATCAGGGTCACGTAAGCGTAAGCGTAACGCCTTGTTGTCTACTATTTGCATTTCTCTCTCTCATTTTATTTTTTATTTTTTCTTTGGTCGTCCGCGCTTTGGCTTTTCTACTTTTTCTTCTTTTTTCTTAAACAACCCCATTATTTTACTCAATAAAACTTTAGGCATCTGCCATATAGGGGAATCCCATAATTGTCTCATCATTTACTCCTTTTCTTCTTCTGTCCGTTTCTCGCTCTATTCTTTGACGGACTTTCTAACTTAGTACCATCTTTATTAGAACCTCCTTTACTTAACATTTTATTGTGAGATACATCTTTACCTTTACGGTTTATACCTTTCTTGTCATAAGATCTTCTGGCACGTTGACGCTCCATCCTGTCTGGATGTTCACCACGTTCCTTCTGTTTCTTATATTCTTTCTTGTATGGTCTAGGCGATTTTGTATATGGCATCAGTTACTCCCATTATATACACATTCGATCACTGCGCAGTGTCGTTTACATAATCCACTAGGACGTGCGTTCCACGTATCATTATCGTACGCGATCTGCATGCGGTCAAAACTGGCTAACCATTTATCCCATAGTGAAGGTACATCTTCAAACACATACTTGGCTTTTATAAACTTCTTAGCAATAACAAACATCAGACCTGCATGAACTTTAGTGACTTCAGGAAAGTATTTAAATGTTGCCATTGCCATTAACTCCAGTTGACCTTTGTCCGCGTACTCCGCATTTCGTCCAGTTTTGTAGTCTACCACCCAAGCTTTTGTTCCGTCAACTATTACTAGATCGGCTATACCTCTCCACCAAACATTCTTGTCTTGAAACCCACACGTCTCTAGTTCGGCTGTGAGACCCATACGCATCTCTGTAAACTTCTTACCCTGTCTACGTTTAAGTGCCTTCAGGGGACCTTCAAGAAAGGCAAACTTCTCTGGTATTGGCGTATCGTCACGTATAAAGTCTTCTGCTACACCATGCACTTCTGTTCCATAACGCATAGCTTCAGTGTATTGTTCCTTATAATCTTTTGCTATCTTCATATGATAGAACTGCTTGGGGCATTGTTCGAATGCCTTGATTCTACTATATGACCACGGTGCTACACTCAACCACATTCTCCATAAGATTTGCCTGTTCCCGATTCACAATCTATCGGTAGACCTTCTGCCCATTCTGGTGGTTGTCGCATACATTCTTCGATGTACTGTTGCGCTTCTTCCACCTCTTCGTCCTTGACGCAACATGCTATACTGTCATGCACGGTAAGGACAACTCTATACCTCTTCGCTATTTGTAGCATTTGTTCACCAATAATGCAACGAGCTAGGGCTTGGCATACATTCTCTATTATCTTACCACCGTATATTCGTACACGACCTCGCCTTGTTTTATAATCAAACTCTACACCTTTATCTGTAGTGGTAAACTGTAAATCATCATAGCGTAGATACAGACCAGAGGGTAAAAGTATCTTACCATCTTCCACATACAAGACCCCTCGTTTGCCGAATGTGTTACCGTCTTTCAGAAACAACTGAGCGTCACGCCATAAGTTCTTAATGTCCAAGTTAGAACTACGATAAACCTGTATTACACGTCGCGCTTCCTCAATGTTCATATCAAACCCAAATGTCTTAAGTTGGTCTTGGAACTTCTGCGCTCCCATACCATACCCTGCGCCTAATATTGTAGTCTTTCCAACAAATCTCTGGTCTTTTACAATTTCGCCTTCCGCTACATTATATATCTTTGATGCCATCTTCTTGTATACATCTTCTCCATTGGTAAATGCTTGGGTCAAATCATCTTGTTCTGCCAACCACGCCAACACTCTTGCTTCAATTTGGGCTGAGTCAGCATCTATTATAGAGTAACCTTCTGGTGCAATTATGCCACGCTTTAGCATATTTGCATTTGCGCCACGGCTTGGTAAGTTCTGTAAATTTATCTTATCATCACCACCCCAACGCCCAGTATGAGCCGCGTAATACCTAACAGGTACGGGCAACAGCCCCCGTTGAGCTATGTCGATGAACCTCTGTGTCCTAGTTTCTTCAAGTGTGCTTTTACTACCCAACCTGGCTGCCACAAGTGATTGAACCTTCTCGTCCTGATGTGTTAACAGGTGTTTAAATTCTTCATCAGACTTGGCGAAAGCCCACGTCTCTTTACCTGTGGTGGGGCTTAACTTCTTAGGAGGTGATACCCCAAGTCGCTGCAGCTGCAGCGCGAACTTGTCGTTACTCATCAACTCTTCCTTAGACACACGAGCATCTATAAGTAATTCCTCTTTACGTTGACGTGTTACGGTAATATGGTTCTCTAGCAAAGTCCGATCCAGTTTTAGCATAGGCTCTACGAACATGCGCAACGATAGGTCAATAAGTTTAAGTTCCTTCTTCGGAAACCCTTTCGCCATGATAACAAACAAGTCGTAAGTTAAGTCTACATCATTAACTGCATAGTCTCCTAACCTACCTAATTCTTCGTCTGTGAAATCTTGTAAACGTTTGTTGAGAGTGTTCTGTATCTCGTCACCCTTCTTACCTATCTGATATTTCTCAGAGAGTGCGCTTAGTGAGGCACTGGTTTCTACTCCGTTTACTGCTCTCGCTATACAAACCGTATCAGTGTAGGCGCGAGGGCTAATATCAAAAATCCAAGAAAGTATAGCACCGTCAAACATAGTATTGTGAGCAAGTACCATCGACTGCTCCCAGTCAAACGTTTGTAAGAACGCCTTGAGTTGTTCCTGTGTACCACTTGCCCACTCCGTTTCTCCGTTGTTTACTTTTATCGCTACCCCAAGCACTTCAAATCTAGGGTCACGCACGTACTCTTCTGTTGTCAATTTCTTCAGAGAGTATTCTTTGTTGTAGAATGTTTCAAAGTCAATAGTGATAAGGTTCATTTGTC